TCTGCTGCGGGACATGTTTGTATAAGTAGAGCAGAATCCTTTGGGTATAGTGCAGCAGAGGCCGAAGAACATGGTGCATTTAGAATTCTAAACACACTTCCTTGTTATGTGGAAAATTATCCAGCCAACTCAAGCCATATACACTGGCTGGAAACATCAACAAATCAGACTGGGCATGCGGATTTTACAAATCAGACTGCTCTTGAAGCATCTCTTGATACTGCAATTCGTGCATTTCGATCTGCTATTGAAACTCCAACCTTTTTAGAAGAGACAAAAGTCATTCAAGAAAATGCACTAAAACGCCGATATGCATTTCTACAGCATTTATCAAGTATCCTAGAAGAATGTGTACAAATTGTTGATGCAGTGCCAACAAATACAATGCCTCCTGTATTACTTCCAGTTGATTGTCCACCTATAAGTGTAATTACTCTTGTGCATAATCGCCCACGTTTCATAGAGAATGCATGTTTAAATTTACTTCATTCAGACTATCCACGCGATAAAATAGAGTGGGTAGTTGTAGATGACTCGGATCCTGCTGAATCTGCAAGCAACCGTATTGTACAGTTTGGTGAAAAATTCTCACCTGGAATTGTGACCTATGTTCCACTGACACGAAAACGATCGATTGGATACAAACGAAATATTGGTGTAGAACGTTCAAAACACTCTATACTTCTTATGATGGATGACGACGACCATTATCCAATCACAAGTTTTCGTCGACGCGTGGCCTATTTACTCAAACATTCAAACTCCTATGCATGCAGTGTATGTACTACAATTGCAATGTACGATTTAATAAAAGGAGTGAGTGCTGTAAATGTTCCTCCTTATACACTTTCGTTGGGTGAACGTGCTAGTGAAGCAACGCTCACATTTACAAAGGCATTTTGGAAAGAACGTCCATTTGTAGATGTAAGTATGGCAGAAGCCGAGGATTTTCTTCGTGGACGTGAGAAGAATGTTGTTGAAATTCCACCACAACAAATCATTGTTGCAATGACACATGGAACAAATTTATCTGGTCGTAAAACACCTGATGTTACACCTGGATGTTTTTGGGGATTTTCGCGACCTTTATTAGAATTTCTTCATGGTCTTGTTGGAATTAAAGTAGAAGAAGATGATTTGGATAAGGAATCGAATAAGGATTCGAATAAGGATTCGAATAAGGATGCAAATGGTACTACTTCTTCCTCTTCTGCGTAGAAACACGCGATTTTTCTGATTTTTCTGAATTTTTACTCTTCTTTTTTGTCTTCATAGATTTACCACCTTTTTGTTTCTGTTTCTGTTTTGGTTTTGTTTCTGTTTTTGTTTTTGTTTCTGTTTTTGTTTCTGTTTTACTTTTCTTATTAAGTATAACAGTTGGTTCCATTTGTTTTTCAAGAGATTCTAATAATGTTTCTTGATGATCTTTGCATGCTTCTCTTATTTTTTCAGGTAATGTAGGCACATTCATTAGTTCTAATATAAATCGTAAGACTGGGACTTCCATTGCAGGAGCAAGAATATCCTGAAATTCAGGTGAACAAAATATTTCTGGTCTATGAATAAGACTCTGAAAATTCTGAATATCATCAAAGGAGGGAAATTGTTCCAAAGGAAATTTAGGAAATATCACTGTTGCACCTATTTCAGATGCACTTTTCTGAGCATCTTTCTGAACTTCCTGAAATTTCTTATTCAATTCATCAATTGGTTTTTTAGCAGTCTCCAACATCAAATTAATTTGCATCTGTACAGAACTAGGACTTACAATACTTGCAAGCCATAAAACTGCCCCTGCAATCATAGATTTTCCACCTGCAATCACATCATTCTCAAGATTCAATCGAATATCTGGACTAATAAAATTATAAATCCATCGTGTAGTTTTTAAACTCTGCCCTATCATCATATAATCTTGACCAAAATATCCCATAAAACTCAATACACCATCCTTCCATTCACCACGAGTCACATCAAATATCGCAAGTACAAAAGAAAAAATCTTACGAAGAAAAGCAATATCTACCATAGTATTGCTTATCATAAGCCTACACATTTCAAGAATAGAATGTAACATCGGCACCAGTATTCTTGGAGGAATATTTAGATCTACCGAACTTAAAAAAGGTGGAAACGGTGTTAGCATTGGAATTTTGATTGGAATATCTTTTGTATAATTCTCAGATATACTTTTGACAATTGCAACTGGACCTACAATAGATGCCAATTCACGATTCTTTAGATCTAATTGCCCAATATAGTCGCGTATATTTTGAACAATTGCATCAATACTAAATACTTCTGTCATAGGCTCATCAATAAGATTACTTTCTGCTGTAATTTGTAATGCAGGTGGACCAGAACGATCACCTCCTTTTTGTATAGTCATATGCTGATTTACCATATTTTCTAACAATTCTGCTTGTTCATCAGACCAAATACGTTCGGTTCCATCAGGTACTGTAACTTGTTTTGCCCATCCAGAAGTTCCATTTTTATTCTTATATGTTAAATATGTTTGGCCAAGTCCTTCTAATGCGTTATAAAGTTTATCAGGAAGATTTTCATTATGTTCTGTTATATATTTTTCAACACCATTGATTTTTCGTAAGACTTCGGTCCTACTCAGTGGTGTGTCCATCCTATTTAGAGAAGTGGTCATTAAATTGTTTACTTGTCGCAATCGTTGTTGTGGTATCAAATGGGATTATCTATAAAAAAATGTATTTAATCCATTTATATAGTAAGAGGACTCATTTAGATCACTTGTTTATCCACTGCACATTAAACAGCCTTCGCCTTTTTCAGCAGCCGCCCTTGATGCAGCAGCCTCTTCTTCATATTCACGTGCAAGTCGATCCAAAAGTTCTTTACGACTTTCCTTTACAGCAGCAGCAGGTTTTGCACTAACGGAGTCTGGTTGTACATCCTCTTCATCGTCGGAATGCTCCTCTGATTCCTGTTTTACCATTGAACTTATAAAGCGTGGATCCACTGTAAATTTCTGAGCAGTAACTGCCGCTTTTGTACGAAGATAATAACAACCAGTCTTCAATCCCTTTTTCCATCCATAAAAGTGCATACTTGTCAACTTTGCATAGGTCGGATCCGCTACAAATAAATTCAGACTCTGACTCTGACAGATAAATGCCCCACGTGATGCTGCCAAATCGATCAAAGTTCGCTGTTTGATTTCCCAAGATGTTCTATATAAATCTTGTAGTTCGGCTGGAATTTCTGAAATTCCTTGAACAGATCCATTTTGAATAATAATTTTTTGTTTGAGATTTTCACACCAGAGACCTTTATCCATTAGATCCTTCAAAAGATACTTGTTAATTACAACATATTCTCCTGCAAGTGTTCGGCGTGTATACAAATTGCTTGTAAATGGTTCAAAGCATTCATTATAGCCTAGAATCTGGCTTGTTGATGCAGTAGGCATAGGAGCCGTGAGCAATGAATTACGGAGTCCAAGTGTTTTTATACATGTACGAAGAAAGTTCCAGTCAAGCGTGCCGTCTTTTTCTGTTAAAGGTGTTATACCCCACAAATCTGGTTGAAGTTGACCCTTACTTGCAGGAGATCCTTGAAATGTTTCATAAGGCCCTTCATTCATAGCGCACAAATAGGATTGATTTGCCGCAGCATAATACATATGCTCAAAGATACGCTGATGTAAGTCGGCTGCTTCTGGACTATCCCATGGAAGACGAAGCAATGCAAAGACATCTGCAAGGCCTTGAACACCAAGACCAATCGGCCTATGACGCATATTGGATTTTTTCGTTTCAGGCGTTGGATAATAATTAATATCAATGACGCGATTCAAATTATATGTTGCAATCGCAACAACTTTACGAAGTTTTTCAAAGTCAAAGGTCTTTGTTTCTTGATTTACAAACGCAGGAAGACCAATTGATGCTAAATTACAGACCGCAGATTCCGTATCATCACTATATTCAATAATTTCGGAACATAAATTGGAAGATTTGATTGTTCCAAGATTTTGCTGATTACTCTTGGAATTTGCGGCATCCTTATAGACAAGATAGGGTGTACCTGTTTCCATTTGCGAATCCATGATTTGAAACCAGAGTTTCTGAGCCTTGATTGTCTTTCGGCCACGCCCTTCTGCCTCATATTTTGTATATAAGGCTTCAAAGGCTGCACTATGAACATCTGCGAGACCAGGTGCTTCAGAAGGACAGAAGAGTGTCCAGTCACCGTCGTCTTCTACACGCTTCATGAAAAGGTCTGGAATCCAAAGTGCATAGAACAGATCACGTGCTCGCTCCTCTTCAGAGCCAGTTCCAAGTTTTAGTTTCAAGAAATCTTCGACATCCGCATGCCAAGGCTCCAAATACATCGCAAAGGATCCATTGCGCTTTCCGCCACCTTGATCAACGTACCGAGCCGTATTGTTAAATACACGGAGCATTGGAACCAAGCCATTGCTTGTACCATTTGTTCCACGAATTAATGCTCCCTTGGCTCGTATATTATGACAATGAATACCAATTCCTCCTGCATGCTTTGAAATAAGCGCACAATCGGTTAATGTTTTATAAATTCCTGAAATACTATCATCCGCCATCGCAAGAAGAAAGCAAGAAGACAATTGTTGACGTGGTGTTCCAGCATTAAAGAGGGTCGGTGTTGCATGCGTGAAATATTTTTGGCTCATTAAATCATAGGTCTCAAATGCCTTCTGAAGATCAAGTGAGCCCCAGAGTGCTAAACTCACACGCATCCACAAATGCTGCGGACGTTCAAGAATTTTTCCATAAGAATCTTTCAACAAATATGATTTTTCGAGTGTTTTGAATCCAAAATAGTCAAATATATAGTCGCGATCATGATTGATATATGTTTCAATTTCAGTCCCATGTTCTTCAATGATCTTCAAGATTTCTTGACTTACATAGGATACAGTTTCTCCTGTTTTCGGCACATGCTGTGATCCTAAAGTGCGCATAACCTCACAAAAGGACGCTTTTGTATTCTTTTGATGATTGCTTATAGTAATACGCGCCGCTAAAGTTCCATAGTCAGGATGAACCGTTGAAAGACTCGCCGCCAATTGACTCGTCAATTCATCCAATTCCGTTGTTTTAACACCATCATAAATCTGAGCAAGAACTTTTTGGGCAATGGCCGTCGGGTTTATAGAAAGTCCATCTGCTGCACGACGTACACGTTCTAAAACTTTGTCAAAACTGACATCTTCCTTGCGACCATCGCGCTTGACCACTTGCATGCTAAGATTTGTAGAGAAAGGCATTTGATTACTGTGCCGCAAATTAAACGATCCTACCGAGTCAATTTTTTTGCTAACATCTATAGATTAGATGGATACACTAGACCTTATCGCATTACTTTTAGTAGTAATACTTGTATGTGGTCTTTGTTGTTATCAAGTGAGTATGACAATTCCTATTGTACGATCCCGTATAGATTCTACATGGCCTACATATCCTGGCCGTTCTGAAGGATTTGCAAATATGACACTTCAACAATGGCTTCCCTCTCCCGAAGTTGTTACAGTGCCTTCCGTCGGTGATTGCCCTGGTACTCTGGAAAATGCAGCGGAGTACGTTGGTGGTATGAAAAAACCTTATAAGAGTTATGATTTATTAAGTGGTGGTAAAAAGGAGCCGCGTATTGCAGCAGGTCCCACTGCTGCAAAATGCTATGAGGTTGATTGGTCTCGTGGCTTGGAACCAGGAGGCTCCTATGCACAACGTACAAACAATTATAAACAAAACTATCCAGACAGTTGTAGTAGTTTGAATCATGATCTTGTTCTAGATTTCTATGAACCAAAGCCAACAACTGGACCATATCAATTACCGAAGGTTTAGAAGACTCTTCTTACGGCTCTTCTTTTGACTCTTCTTCTTGAACTATATTGCATATTTCATTCTGTGTTTCGGCTTGTACTTCAGTACATACTTTTTTCTCCTGTTCATCTTCAATAATTTTACAAACAGGTTCCTTACGTTTTCGTGTTGATTCTGGAAGTAAGAAAGTACCTTCTTTTGCCTTTTTAACATCCGCCCAAAAAGATTCAACTGCAGGTTGAACAGATTCAAACCAAGATCGTGAACGCCCTATTGTTGTTAAATACCATGTTGACGTCCACCAAGGAATTTTGTCAAGAATTTGTTCATTTTCTTGTATAAGAGGTGTCCAAATGTCATTCATTAATGGACTATATTCGTATCGTAATATACGGCCTTCAATATCGCCTATACCATAAATAGTTCCAAAATATTTTGCATCTGCTGGACGATCAATGAAAGGAAGTGTCTTATATTTAGAGTTAAATTTTACCTCTAAATAATCACACTCTTCTACACATCCTACTTCCATTTGTATTTGCATTTGTACAATATACTCTTCTGGAACTTTATTTATAATAGGCCTTGTAACGGGTGCTTTGAATTCTACAAATCGTCCAAGACGAGTATCAGGTCCTTCTTTTATAAGTCCATCAGGACTTGCGGCAAGACGTGGATCCTTTGGATGTTTTAAGCGACCTAGATCTACAACAACGGTGTTTGTTAAATGTTGATATATTTGTTTCACAACAGGTTCAAATCGTATACCCCATGTAAAAGGATTCAAATCATCTGTAAATACAACTGTGCGTCGATTACTTGTATCAATAGGAGCGCAAATGGCTTTTTCTAGCACAAGTTGTCCACGTGTTCTTGATGTTTTTAGAATTGTGGAAAACTGACTTGCAGATAAGAGACCGAGTGCATCAGTATACCATTCATCTGTACGTTGCTCAATTTGCGGTCTTGAAAGTAATGATTGTATTGCGGCACGTCTATGATCTAGGGACCACGATTGTACGGTTGTACGCTTCTTCTCGTCGACAAGTTCCATAAGATTCACATAGGAATCAAGAAATGTTGCAAGAATTGTTGAACCATATATATATTCGGCAACTGGAATTTCTTCGGAAATAGTTAGTTTCCAGGAGGCTTCACAATTTGATCGCCACTCTTTGATGCTCGCAGCATCTGTATTATAAATTGGATGTTGCGAGATAAAATCTAAAACATTTGGAATCATTATTTGCACCATAGATTTATAGAATGCCATGATTCAATTTTATACGTCTCCTATCTATACTATAGATTGTACAGTTGGCTTAGGCTCCTTAGTCTGTAGAGACTCTTTAGTCTGTAGAGACTCCTTAGTCTGTAGAGACTCTTTAGTCTGTGCCGAGTCTTCAACAGCCATTGGTACTGTAGATGCAGCCGATGTAGCCAATGCAGCCGATGCAGCAAATGCATTTGAAGCCTTGGTTTTTCGTACTGTAATTGCCTTT